GAATTTACCAAGTCACGACAGGAAGTAGCGGACCTGAAGAAGAAGTACGAGCAAGCCCCCTCTACAGCAAACCCGGTCAAACAGGAGGCTATGCCAACGAAGGAAGAAATTCCTGTCGTACCAGAGGTACTGAAGATTCCAGAGAAGAAGGCAGAAGAGACACCCAAGGTTGAGCCACAGGTTGCAACCGAGGATGATTGGAAGCAGTGGACCGTTGAGTTCGCTACCAAGAACGATCTCTCTCCAGAGACTCTGGATACAATCAAGAAGAAGACCAACCTTCCTGAGTCGATCATCAATGAATACATGATGGGCCAGAAGGCAAAGCTTGAGATGGCTTACACCAAAGCAGCCGAACTAATCGGTGGCAAGGATCAACTTGCCAAGATGTTTGATTGGGCTAGCAAGAATCTATCTCAGGCTGAACAGGATTCAGTCAATCAGAACCTCGCTTCTCCTTCTTGGGATGTTGCTCTCTATGGCTTGCAAGCCAAGTATGCCAAGGCTACTGGCACAAGCAAGGCAGCGGAACCCAAGCAAACAGCAAAGGGACAGATTCCCATTGCAAGCACTCAGCAGGGAATTGTCGCTTACCAAACTAAGCGAGAGTTCATGGCTGAGCGCAACCACCCAAAGTTCAGCAATGATCCTAAGTTCCGCAATTATGTAGAACAACGGATGTTGAGAACTGATTTTACAAAACTACCCAAATAATCCGCACCTGAGACAGCGGATTGACTGAGGCCAGCCTATGGGCAAATCCCCCCGCGTGGTAATGGATGGCCCTTGGCTGGACTCACTCAAGCAAGTAGACTCCTTTAGGAACAATCGAACGATTGAGCTTTCTATTATTGTCTCAAACTTTTAGTCTACTTACATAAGGAATTAATAACATGCCTGATAATTTAACAGCAGCAGATCTAGTTCTGCGTACAGATACCACTGCACAGTCCTCTGGCCCATACCCAACAGGCAATGCTGGCGCAAACAAGCTCTGGCTACCTCTCTGGTCTGGCGAAGTAATCAACGCCTACGATCAGTACAATGTCTTTGAGAACCTAATTACCACTAAAACTCTAACTGGTGGTTTTTCTTATGAGTTCCCCGTAACTGGCACTGTTGCTCTAAACGCAGCATGGAACGCTGGTGAGGAGCTTATGGGTGGTGATTCTTCAAGCACCACATTCAAGGTTGCTCTTGATAAGCGTCCAATGGCTGCTCACTTTGAGACTGACAATGTTGACTTGCTCGTTACTCAGTGGGATTACCGCTCTGAGCTAGCTCGTCAGGCTGGTCTAACCCTAGCCAATACCCGTGACCGACAGCTTATTATGGGTCTTGCTGCTGCTTCAGCCGTACCACAGATGGCTTCAGATCCCCGTGGTCTTGCTGCAGCTGCATTCCAGAAGCCAGCTAGAATCAGTGCTTCAGTTCTTGCTCAGAACTGCACTGATGTCGAAGCTCTTGTCGTTCTTCAGGAAATCGAGAACTACTTGGTAACTTGCCAAGAGAACGATGTTCCTGTTGAGAATGTTTACTGCGCTGTTCGTCCAAAGGTCTTCCAAGTCATTCGTGCTCTTGGTATTCCTCGTTCATCATTCTCTGCTATTACAAGTGCAGGTGTTGTTGGTACATCTGGCGTAGTTGCTGCAACTAATAACTTCACTAACTATCCACTATTTGGTGGTAGTTCTGAGAATGGTGGCCTAGGTGCTCCTCTCTCAATGGGCATGAATAGCCTAATGGATAGCCTTGATTACATGGGCGTCAAGATCATCAAGACCAACCACCTCCCCGGTGTTAACCACAACATTGATGCTAATAACATCGGTGGTGCTAAGTACAACCTAAACTGCGCTACAACCGCATTTGCTGGCGGTGCTTCTGGTGCTGCTACTGGTCTTCAGAGTGCATTCTCATTCTACGGAATCATCTTCCAGACACAGGCTGTTGCTGGTCTATCCCTCATGGGCATGAAGGTCGATACCGTACAGGATGTTCGTCGTAACACCCAGTTCACCGTTGCGAGCATGATGAAGGGTACTGGAGTTATCCGTCCAGAGCTATGCCGTGCATTGGTATCTGCTAGCGTTTCTGACGCTAACACAACCCGTGCAAACCTTGTAGCTCACTTTAATGCTGCAAGTGCTCAGACTGCTGCAACTGCTGGAACAGATGGAGAAGCTGCTAACAACTTCACCAACGGTTTCGGTGCAGAGTACGCTGTAACCTCATAATGATCTTATCCACTTCTGAAAGGAGGCTTAGTTTGTTTACTAACCTAGCTTGAAGAGGAGGTGATCATTATCTACCCCCGGCTCCCTTAAGTGGGAGCCGGGTGGTTTTCTTTTTTAACTTTTTCTAAGGAGGCTATATGGGCTACATTACACGACTGCAAGCAGTCAACCAAATGCTACTGGCTTCGGGTGAGAACCTAGTAGCTGACCTAGAAGGCAACTCAGGTATCGACACCGGAATTGCCGAAACCATTCTTGATCAGGTTTCCCTTGATTACCAGATTCGTGGTCTTGCTCACAACAAGCACACACGAAAACTGAACCCTGATGCCAATGGCTATATCTACTTACCAATGGCAGATGCAGATGAGGGTGACATCATCAGCGCAGAGCTAACTTCATATCATGTAAATGATGATGGTTACATGCTCCGCTCAAGAGTCTTGAACGGAACTCCACCAAAGCTCTGGAACATGACCGATGATACCGATATCTGGGCTACAGGTATTGACTATTATGTTGAGATTATTAAATACATTCCTTGGGAACAGGTCGATACAGCCACGCAGCGATCCATTATGGCAACCGCTGCACGGCAGTACCAGATAATGGTTCAGGGTGATGAAGGTTCCGATGCATTCTTGGCCTATCAGGAGCAGCTACACAGCATCCGTGGTCGTGCATCCAATGTCAATAACCGCAAGAAGAATATTCTAAAGACAGGCGATCCTTACTTGAGATCCGCCGTCTATCGCAACATGTACCTGAATGATCCAAACAGATTCCGGTACTGGAGAACAAGAGGATAATTCATGGCCCCAATTAAACGCAGAGGACCACGGGGAGGTCTGGTATCCACCCGACTTCCTGTTTATACTCTAAACTCGGTAAGCACCCAAGCAGCAAACAAGCGGCTTCCAAATGAAGCAGAGCGAATGGACAATGCTTTGGTGTCGTTGGAAAGAGCCTTTGAGAAGCGACCCGGATTTGCGGCAATCCCTCAGTATACGATTGAGTCGCTTACCCAATGGGACTTTACCAACAACAACACAAAGTTTGATCTCTATGCTCTGACATCCCTTAACCCAGCCACCAATGATCTTTGGTATTACTGGCATAACATCAGTGAGATAGCTAGATTCTTGGTTGTTGTAAATTTCTCGGCAAGCAGCACAAGCGTAAACTTATTCTATGTTTATCAGCTTCTTCCCAATGGAACTTGGAAAGATGTTACTCCGGGAGGGCAGACAACAAGCCCATCATCGGTTGTTCCTGCTGCTTCAAGACAGTATATTACATACAATCCAAATAATAGATCAGCCGCAGACTCACTGAAGGCTGTATCGGTTGGTGCTAATATCATTATTCTGAATACTAATGTCTATGCTGGATTCAGTTCCGATACTGCTGGAAAACTATTTACTCTTGGTGGTGTCGTAACAGCTGATGATGATATCGTAGGAAGACCTATAACCTACTGGTCTTCATCTGTGGTAACTAGAAAGGCAACATCACTTCACAGTACAACTTTTTCAGATGGTTATGAACGAACAACTTCAGGAACTCTTTATATTGATGTTACTGATTTTACTTATCATGTAGCTACTGGTGGTGGTTCTAGTTCTACACCTACTCCATATGCTGGTCAGAATGTTGACGATATTACTGAAATTAGACTTCCTCCACATGAACTAGAGCCTTTTGCAAATAACTCTAATTTAAATTCTCCTACAGATACCAAAGCAGCACAAATGCTGCGTGTGTTGTATGACCCATCGCATCCATTCTATAATGCTGGTGCTGCTTCTCCAACAGGTATTTTTGGTAGAGGTAAGATTTATTATTTCAATAGTCCATATCTTGACATGCCTTCTGGATACTATAGAGTCATAAACTTTGAAAAAGGTCTGGCTGGTACTAGTGCTGGCGTAAACAATACCTTTACAGGTACAGGCTCTCCTTATCTTCAAAGAGTAAGAACACCAGACGAACATTCCTACATCGACCCCCGAAGAATGCCAGTACGAATGACATTGACGGTCGATGCATCAGGAACTGCAAGCAACTGGTCAATCAATGCCATGCCTTGGACTCCACGACTAAGTGGAACCAAGGATACCAATCCCGGCCCAAGCGTCTTCAAGACAAGCACTGGTGCTCTCAAGCATGTCCAGATCAAGGCTATCTCCGTATTCAAGAATAGACTTTGGTTTGCTGCCGAGGATGGTGTCTTCTCAACTCAGCTAAATAACTTTGAGAATCTGTTTATTGAAGATCCGACTAATATCGTAGATACAGATCCAATTGATATTCGTACTTCTTCAAATACTTATAATGAGATTATTTCTCTGACACCGTTTAGAGACTTCCTATTTGTCAATACAAAGGGAAATACGCAATTCCAGTTGATGGCTGGTTCGGCAAACGAACTCACCCCAACCAATGTAATGATCAAGCCAATCTCTTACTACGCAACTGACGGTAAGATTGAGCCTCAGCTCATTGGTTCACAGCTTTACTTCTACGATGCGGAAAAGCTTTACCTATTCGTAGGTGAAAACTCTTTCGGATATGCCTCTGCTGTCGAAGTTTCTTCTACGGCTGCGGGATACCTACCAAGTAACTACCTGTGTGCAACCACCATCTCAGCCAAGGATACAATCGCTGTCGTAGACGCCGATGTTCCAAATAACATTTATCTTTATACAGCTCGCTTCAGTGGTGATCGGGTAGTTCAAAGCTCGTTCTATAGGTATGTTCTTGATCTTCCATCTCCAGAACCACAGGATACTGTAGTTAAGTCTTTGGCTGCATTTGGAGATTATCTATATGCTATAGTTTATAATACAGGTCGATCCAAATACTTTATGTATAGGACAAAGATCTCAAACGAAGATTATGATATTCCACGCTTGGATGCACTGGCAAAGATCAAGCTTATTCCATATAATGCTGGAACAATGCCAACAAACTGGAATGCAAAGTACGACACAGCCACAGGTCTTACAACCTTTAGAATGCCAAGCAATGGCTATTCTGCTCAGAATACTAGAATAGTTCTAGCTTCTGGTTGGTTAGGCACGGGTGGCGAGGATATTTCTTACACTGTATTTAACCCAGCAAAGGGATCAGAAACAACTTTCTGTGAGTTAACTGTTACTGGTAACTATGCAACAGCCGACAAGTATATCTATCTCGGTCGTACATATAAGATGCATGTAGAACTGAGCACTCTCTTTGTACGCGATGAGAACAATAACATCATTGATGGTGTATTGAATCTCCGTACAGGTGTCTTTAGGCACTACAAGACAGGTAATTATGATATTGAGGTCGTTCATAACGGCAGACAGGCTTTGGTTTCAAAGTTCACTGCTCCGCGACCAGACCTAACATCATTGCAAGATACGCTCCCACTAGAGCCATATGAGTCTCAGGGAGAGTTTGTAGCAAAAATCTTTGGACAGTCAGATACCTCGTCAATCTCAATCGTATCTGAATACCCAACACCATGCAACATAACGAACATGGAGTTCAAGGGTAAGTTCAAGCAGAAGTACACAACCCTCAGTTAATGGAGTCTATATGGCTTATGATAATTTAACAAACATAACAACATCCGTATCTGGATCTTGGAATGGTACATCCTTTTCCTATGCTACGCTTCCTTTGGAATCTGGCGTTCCGCATAAAGATCAACTTGAAGTAGAGAGAATCTTCTCTCTTCCAACAAGTCCAGATGTAGCTGGTCAGATTACGGTGTATGATTTACACCGAATCTTCATTGTAAATAAAAATGATTATACTGTAAATGAAACAACTTCAGTTATCAATGGTCTAACGCCCTCTAACCCAACGACTAGAACATATACCCTTACTGGTGGAACTCTTTCAGGAACAGTAGTCACAATCCCAACTATTATTGTTACTGATGCTGTTGTTGTCCGTAGAAAGACATTCTCAAGTGGTAAATATGTAACTTGGTCGGCTGGCACACGCTTGACTAGTGAGCAACTTAATTTTCAGATGAACCAGCTGATTAAACTCAATCAAGAGTTAATCTATAAGCTAGAATCTGAATATCTAAGAAGCAGCGATGTAACTGGATCTTCAGCACCAGCCTTTGGTGTCAATAACAATCTAGACATGAATTCTAATAAGATTGTTAATCTAGCTAATCCAGCTGCTGGCACTGATGCTGTAAATAAACAATTTGCGGATGCTCAGTATGTCAAGGTAGGTGACTCTGTAGCCCAGAGCATTACCGGAGCAAAGACCTTCAGCGGAGCTGCTGTATTCCAGAACACAGTTACAATGGATTCAAGCCTATTGGTAACTGGCATGACCACACTAAATGGTGGTCTGACAATGGATACTAATAAGTTCCTTGTTGCCAATGACACGGGAAATACCACTGTAGGCGGCACTCTCAATGTTACCGGAGCAACCGTGCTTTCCAGCACATTGAATGCCGGAGCTTCGACTCTTGCCTCAGCTTCAGTAACTGGAGCCTTGACTGTCGATACAACTACACTTGTGGTTGATGCTTCAAACAATAGAGTTGGTATTGGTACGGCAACACCTTCAGTTTCTCTTCATGTTGTTAAAGCAACAGCAACTGAAGTAAGAACTGAAGCTACTGACTCAGATAGCTATGCTATTACTGGCTCTAAAGCTGATGGCGCAACCATTGATATTCGTTCATATGGTACACTCGCTTCTGGCGCATTAATTGCTGGTCAATCTCGGGCTGATATGGTAGCTGTATATGGAACTACTCCTACTATAATGGCAGTAGTTACTAGCAGCCCTGCCCCAATTGTATTTGGAACCAACGACACAGAAAGACTTAGAATTCCTTCTGATGCTTCTGGTATTAAGTTCCCCGCATCTGGATTTAGTACAGATGCTTACACACTGGATGCTTATGTAGAAGGAACGCATACTATTCTAGCAGCACATGTGCAAGGTTCAGGAACAGCAGGAACATTTACATTAGATAACTCATCAGCCGCTAATAACAAAATCACATATACCAGAATAGGTAATAGAGTTTTATTTGAAGGCTTGCTTGTATTTAGTGCTGCTCCTACAGGAAGCCCAACAGGAGCAGTACAAATAACAAATCTACCTTTTACTGCTAGTGCTAATGCTGGTGCAACTTTTAACTGTGAATTTCAAAGCATAGCAGGAAATACTATTTATGTGCTTGGTTTATGGTCAGCTTCTACTTCTGTAATAACATTTAGATTAGTATCTGCAGCAGATACTAAAACTTCTGTATTTGCTCCTAATCAAGTTACAACTAGTACTCTAATTCGTTTCTCTGGACATATAGGATTATAACAGGAGTTAATTATGACTGAGAATAACCTTGCAATATATGTTTCTGTTATGCAGTTGGCTATTCTCACCATTGGTGTAGTTACTGTCATTGTCAAGCTAGGAAAGCGAGAAGCCATGATAGAATCCAATGCTGAAGAGTTAAAGCAACTCAAGGAGATAACAAAGGATCTGGTAAAGGCTGACATTGAGAACGGCAAGAATATCCTAACAGTAGTTGGGGATCTCAAGGCACTGAAATATCGTGTCGAAATGCTGGAGTCAAAATGATTCGCTACCTCTGGTTTTTATTTCTAGTTGGATGCTCTTCAACCCAAGAGATATCCACCAGCAACCATTACATCCAAAAAGAAGCAATGTCCATTCTACGCACCTCCGATATCAAGGTAGCCCACAAGCATGCCCACAATATCATAGGCGAGTCTGCTGACATTGCAGGAGCGGTTGGCAATGTAAAAGATACTACCCCTTGGTGGGGAGACATGATCACATACGGGGCTATTGCCTTGGCCGTGATTGGAGTTTGTTTCCTTTTCTGGTATACCGGAGTCGGTACACTAATTAAAAAGGTGGTCTATTCATTAGGACTGTTCATCCCAGACAAGAAACTTCAGCAAGCTAAGGTGCTTGCCGAGGCCAAGGATGATACAGACCCAACCACCATTCGTGAAGCAATTGCAGTGATGCGGGCCTCAGATCCCGCCTTTGACGCTGCGTACAAGAAAGTGAGTAAATGATATGGCATCATTCCTAGGTTCAGTTTGGTTCGCTCTTATGCTCTTTGCAGTCGGCTACATTGCGGGTTCTGTCGTTCCCGTAAGCAAGCTGCCTGAGCTTTTCAAGAAGAAGTGAACAAAGAACTAATCAACGAATTAAATAAAAGGCTGCTTGATTGTCTTATGGAAGATCTCTATGATGACACTAAGCGAACACCCGGTTTGTATACTATTATTCGCGGTGTCATAAACGACAATAGAGAAGCTTTAGATGGAATTCCTTCCTCTTCATTAGATACTTTAGAAGAAGCTATGAAATCTAAAATGCCTTTTAAATTTAAATCTTCATCAATCTAACCTATTGGGAGAGAAATCTCCCTTTAGGTTTTACTTACTGAAAGGAACCTATATGGTTTGTAAGTATATCACACTAAGCCCTATTACAGCTTATGGAAAAGGTTGTAGATGTCTTCGCTGTTGTTTAGCAAAAAAGAAGCAAAGCAAAAAAGACTATAAGGCAAAGTACCACAAAAACTATATTCGTGTAAATAAAGAAAAGAAAAAACAGTACATTGAAAAAAGACGAGAAGAAAAAAGAGAATATATCAATCAAGTAAGAAAAAAATGCTTTGATTGTGGCTGGGCGGTTGAGCCTAATATTTTAGAGTTTCACCATATAGTTTTAGCTGAAGACAATATTAAATTAGGTAGTTTACTTTCTTACAATTCGATAAAAAGAATAGAACAAGAATTAAGTAAGGGTGTCTTTCTTTGCCCTAACTGTCATAAA